TCAATGAAGATCCGTCGTCTCGCCGAGGTCGCTGAGGCCCAGCTCCCAGTGGTTCGGCAGCACCGGCGGCAGCGGCTCGACGAGGTCTACGAAGTGCGTGTGCGCGGGCTTCAGGTACTCGACGATGGCGCGAAGCTGCTTGCGCTCACGGTCGGTGAGGATGCGCGCAACCTCGACGTTGAAGGCGTAGCGCGCGAAGCGGTCCGAGGGGCCGAGCACCCAGTCGACGCCGAGCAGCGATTCGCCGAGGTACAGGGTGTCGGCGTTGAACGGCGTGATGGCCGAGATGTCGATGCCGAGGAAGAAGCGGATCGCGTTCTGGATGCCCTTGGCCGTGCCCTTCTGCCGGTACATCTCGACGAGCACCGACGCGAGGCGACGCTTGCCCATCGCGTCGAGCTCGAACGGGAACGGGTTGCCGAGGTCTCGCAGGATGAGGTCGACGAAGGCCTCCGGCGCGCGCTCGAGGTCGAAGATGTCGGGCCAGCGATCGACGTCGGCGAGCAGGAGGTCCGTCACCTCCTGCAAGCACGCGATGAACCGGAACAAGCCTCCGGTGTGGTCGTCGCGCCGGTTGTGCTTCGGCAGCATGCGCCACAGGTCGAAGCGACGGTTCGCCGGGCGCGCAGGGCGGAAGCCGATGAAGCTCGAGCGGTCGTAGGGGCCGAGGACGGCGTTGCCGAAGAGGTCCGTCACGCCGAGGGCGACGACCTCGTGGACGACGTCGGGCGTCATCTCGGTGTCGAGCGTGAGGAGCACGGCGCTCCCATCGACGCTCGTACCGGCGACGGCCACGGGCACGGCGGGCGCGCTCTTGGGCGTGAGGATGAACGTCGCTGCGCTCGGGACCAGCACCGGCTCGTCGAACGCGACGCGCACCGTCTTCTGCGCGAGCGCCTGCGCGCCCACCACGCGGGGTGCGGTTCGGTCCTCGACGACGAACGAGTACACCTCGTCGAGCGAGGCCGCGCCGCCCACGGTCTGAGCGAGCACGCGCACGTGGACCGTGGCCAGGCTCGCGAGCGGCACCACTGGGTTCAGCACCACGCGCAGCGTGTCGGCGGTCTGCGTGACGCCCGCGAGCGGGCCCGCGTACGCGGCGGCGATCTCCGTTGACGCCCCGCCCTCGAACGCGAGCACGCCGTCGACCCACACGCGCGCGGTCGCGCGGTCGACGCCGTCCGGCCCGGTGTCGACCAACTCGAGGGCGAGCGTCGCGTCGATGGGCACGCCGGTCTCGCCCGGGCTCGGGTCGCGGTTCACGAGCATGAGCCTCGGCGTCGTCGCCAGGAGCGCGACCGAGTCGACGTAGAGCGCGGGCAGCTCGAGGGCGCTCATGTCAGGCTCCTCAGGCGGTCACCAGCTCGAGCCGCACCCCGGTGGTGTGCAGGCCCGAGAGCTTCAAGACGTTCGCGGCGAGGTCGGTGACGAGACGCTCGCGGCCGGGCTTGGCGCGCATCGCCGCGAGCTTGTTGCCATCGACGATGATGCTCGCCTCCCACGCGAGCCCCGCAGGGGTCGATGCGGGCACGCGCAGGCGCAGGAGCGCGCGCACCAGCATCACGCCGGTGAGGTCGGTCTCCTGCGTGACCTCGACGTGGTCGCCGGTTCCAAGCTCGAAGAGACGGCCGGGCTCGTCGTCGCCGAGGACGAAGGCGTAGTCGCCGCCCGTCGCCTTCGACGTCGCGAGGCGCCCCTGTCCGCGCCCGAGACGGCTGGTGAACGCGGTCAGCGCCATCGCTCACACCTGCCGGAACAGCTCGAGGTGGTCGAAGTACGCCCGCCGCGTCACGTCCTTCACGGAGATGCCGAAGCCGCCGCGGCCCGAGGTGAGCGGCTGCGAGCCGGAGTTGATGCCGAGGTGGTCGTCGATGAACTCCGTCATGCCCGACACGGGCTGCCAGTCGGGCGGCGTGCCGAGCGGGTGCAGCGCGAGGTCGTTCTGGAAGACCTTGAGCACGACGTCGCCGTTGGTGTTCACGATGACGTCGAGCCTGAGGTGTAGCCACGTTGCCTGCGCGAAGCTCGCCGCCGACTTGAGCAGCACGCCAGGCCCGTCGGCCATGGGCAGGCCCAGTGTGACCGCGCCCTTGCGGAGCACGACGCGGTGCGGATCGTCGTCGGAGAGGCCGAGCAGGTACGCGCTGTCGTTGACCGAGTTGCCCTGGCAGCAGAGGAACAGGAACGGCGAGAAGCCCGTGGGACCGCCGCTCGGGCCACGCTGCACGACGCCGCGAATCGAGCCGCCCTTGGCCATCGGCGCGAAGCTCGCGAGGTTGGCGAAGAGGCCCACCGCTCCCTCGACAGCCGCGAGCGAGTTGAACGCGTAGAGGAACGAGCCGCCGCCCGGTGGTCGCGCGATGCCCGCCGTGACACCGCGATCCACCGTCGCGATGTCGAGCCCGTCGTTCAGGTAGGTCCAGTCGATGTCGGCCATGTTCGTTCCCTCAGATGGTGGTCGCGGGTGTCCACCCGTTGTTGAAGTCCTCGACGGCCTGCGCGCCTGCGTCGAACATCGCAGCGCTCGAGGTGATCGCCGCCCACGTCCAGGCGTAGAACTGGTTCGAGCGCCACTGGTCCTCGAAGTCCTCGTGCGGCTCGCCGTCGAAGACACCCGTCGCGGCGGTGACGTCGGCCCACTCACGCGCGTAGGGGACGTTGCTCCACCCCGTCTCGCACTCCTCGGCGGCGAGCCCGCCGAAGGTCGCGGTGACGAGCTGCGCGGGCGGAAGGTCGTAGAGGTAGACGACGTTGGCCCAGCCGCTCTCGAACTCCTCGTATCCCTTGAGCGCGCTGTCGAAGAACGCGAGCACCACGACCACGTCGTCGATGGAGTCGAGCAGGTCGAACCAGCGCTCGAAGTCCTCGCAGGCCTCCTCGGGCGCGGTGCCGAAGCCCGCGATCTCCTCGAGCATCGTCACCGCCGAGAGCGCCCAGTGCTCGGCCTCTCCGGGGAGCGCGCCCGCGTCCTCGAAGCTGGGGTTCAGGAGCGGCATCAGGCGGCCGCCTTCGGTGCCACGCGCTCGACGATCGCCGTCGCCGGGTCACGGAGCTTGTCTCCGAGCCGCGCGTGGCAGGGGCCGCAGAGCCAGATGACCGCCAGCGGCTTCGTGTGATCGGGATGGTGGGCCTGTGCGCGCGACGCCCCGCAGGACTCGCACGGCCGACGAACCATCATTCCGAAGAAGATCATCGCGCGGACGATCTGCCCGGCCCAGTAGACCTCGGGGCGCTCCTTCCTCAGGCGCCGAGCCTTCTCGCTCAGTTTCGCTGCGTGCTTCTTCGCGTAGTTCCTGGCCGAGCGTCGCTGCATCTCGCGATGGCGCTCGGGATGGCGTTCTTTGAAACGCTCTCGTCGCTTCGAGCCGTTCTTCTTGCGGTCAGCCTTCTCCGACTCACGGCCGCGCTCCGTCTTCTTCCACGCGGCCTTGTAGGCGGCATGGCACGCCTTGCACCACGATCGCGGATTGCCGGCGGTGGTGAGCCCGAAGCTCGAGATCGGAAGCTCCTGCTGGCAGCGGAGGCAGGTCTTCACAGCAGCTCCCCCGTCGCGCCATCGACGATCGTCACCGTCCGCAGGACCGGGAACTCGCGCACGTTGAGGCGCACGTCAGCAGGCAGCCCATTGAGCGTCAGGTCGAGCCGCGCGTCACCCATCTTCCGCACGCCCGGCGTGTCGCGGATGACGTTGAAGAGGTCGCTCCAGGCGATCTCACCGACCGCGTTCCCCTCGGCGTCCTTGATGTTGAAGCCGAAGTCGACCAGCGGGTTCGGCGTGCCGTCTGGCTCGTTCACGCGGAAGTACGCGGCGAGGTTCGCGCGCACGCGATCGCGCACGTCGTTCGCCGCGTAGCCTTGGCGCAGGAAGATGCGCGCGGCGACGTCGACGGTCTTGTAGACTGGGTCCTGCACGCTGACCTGGAACGTGAGCGTGCACGGGTAGACCTTGGTCACCTGCTGGAGCACGAGGTTCTTGAGCGCCGGCGTGGGCATCGCGCCGGGCGCGTGGGCCTGCGGGATGACGTAGAGGATGCCCGCGTTCTCGGCGATGGTCGGGTCCTCGTTCGACGTGAGCATCAGCGCGCGGGCGACGCCGGAGAGACGACGCGCGTTGATCTCGAAGTCCTCGCGCGCGACGGTGCGCGTGAGCGCGCGCAGGCTCTCGGGCGCGAGCAGCTTCGCTGAAGCGACGGTCTGCCGATCCGCGCCGCCCGACGCGGGCGCGGGGTTCCGCACGCTGACCTGGACGGCGTTGCCGTAGGCGTCCTTGAAGGCGCCCTCGATGACGGCGATGCGCTCGGCGTCGACGTTGCCCGCGCTGCCGCCGCCGGTCTTGTAGGTGACCGAGACGGTGCCGCTCGGCGGCATGCCGCTCACGCCGTTGCCGAAGCGCAGCGTCGCGCGGTCGTTCTGGTCGACGGCGACCACGAAGTGCCGGTCGTTCGGGCGCGAGTCGAGAAAGCTGTCGACCTCGGTGAACGCACCCTGCGGCGTCGAGACGACGGCCGAGTCGTCGAGGTACGGCGCGAAGTCGAGGTGCAGCTCAAGGTCCGCGAGTCCGCGCGCGTCGAAGAGCTGCGTGTGCGCCTTCGAGTTCTCGACGAGCGCGAGGACGCGCGGCGGATCGGCGGCAGCCGCGATGACGGCGGGTGCGAGGAGCTGAAAGCGCACCGGCTCGGTGACCTCCTGCGTGCGCAGCACCGTGCCGGCCGGGATGGTGACGCTCGCCACCGGCACACGCGCAAGCTGGAGCCAGACCTCGGCGGTCGCCGCCAGCGCGCCGTGGAGCCGGTAGCCGAGCATCTTCGCCAGCGCCATGACGCTCTTGCGCTGCGTGGCCGTGACGAGCCGGGACTCGCGGGCGAGGTTGTCCTGGTAGAAGGTCAGGACGTCGCCGACGTAGGCGTAGAGCTCGACGAGGAGGTTCCCGAAGCTCGCGACGTCGAAGTCGGTCCAGTCCGGGAACACGCTCTTGATGAGCGCGAACAGCCGCGCCCGAAGGGCGTCGAAGTCTTTGTCGGTGTAGTCGACGGACTCGGGCAGCGTGGCCACGGCGGGATGCCTCCGGGGAGGCAAAGCCACGAAGAGCCATCCATAGGGGACGGCTCAGGGGCGCTCGATCCGAAGTGACCGCAAGGTCTCTCGCGCGCGCAGTGCCGGTACTACTGGCGCAGGATGCTGGCCATCTTCTTGCCACTAGCCAGCTCGTCGACCAGCTTGTCGAGGTAGCGGATCTTCTGCATCAATGGGTCAGCGACGGCCTCGACGCGCACTCCGCAGACGACCCCCGTGATGAGCCCAGCCTTCGAGTTCCAGCGAGGCGCAGCTCCAAAGAACGTCTCGAGGTCGACCTTGTCGTCGATGGCGCGCTGGAAGGACTTGCCGCGATAGCCGGTGAGCCAGGCGATGACCTCGTCGACCTCCTGCTGGGTCCGGCCCTTCTTCTCTGCCTTCTGCACGTAGAGCGGGTACACGCTCGCGAACGACATAGCGAAGACGCGCGGCTTCTTGGGCGCGGCCGCAGGCGGCGGTGGCTTGCGGGCGGTGGTTCGCTTCGTGGTCTTCGGTGCGCGCTCCTTCTCGGCGATCTCGGCGGCCCGTGTGCGAACGAGCGCGCTCACGATCTTTCTTGGCAGCGGCGCGTCGGGCGGGAAGGTGATGCCGCCTTTCGTCGTCTTGTACCCATCGAGCAGCGAGCCGAGCTTCGGGATGACGCCACCGCTGTGCGGGTAGTACCCGCAGTTCTTCCCGAAGAAGGCGAATCCAGCGGCGACCTTCCCGTTCGGCAAGCGAAAGGCGGGCATGTCGTAGCTGATCGTCTCGGTCGCCGTCGGGAGCAGATCACGGAGCTGCGCGCAGAGCCGTGTGAGCGTCCCGCGCGCATCGACGTTCTCGATGCGCGCGAGATAGGCGTCGATCGGCCCCGAAGCAGAACCACGGCGCGTCGCTCGGCTCGTCGTCGACTTCTTGGGCACAACAGCCCGTGGTCCGGGAGTGGTCTTCGTCGCCACGAAGTCAATGTACTCACCGTTCGACGATCACGTCCACCGCCGCCGTGGCCTCGCGCTCGCGCACCCGAACGCGGAGCGTGAGCGCCGGACCGTCCTGCTCGACGGCGACGCTCACGAGCGTGGCGCCCGGTACCCAGCGCTTCAGGGCGTCGCGCACGTAGACGCGGGCCAGCTCCTTCAGGGCGGCGTCGTTGCGCTGGTGGCGCAGAAGCGCGAGCCCCGCGCCGAAGTTGGTGCGCCAGGGCAGCTCCCCCGACGACCGCGCCGTGGCGCCCTCCGTGAGCAAGGCTTGGCGGACCTTCGAGACGAGCCGCGCCTCGCCGCTGCCGACGGCGAAGTCGCGCTTCTTGTCGCGGCGGAACGGAACGAGGATGCCGGTAGGAGATGCGTCGCGGCTCATGGCGTCCTCCTCACGGCACAGGCACCGCGCTGCGGACGGTCTGGAGCGCCTTGATGATCGCGTCGATGGGCGCGACGACGTCGTCGAGCGGTCGCCCGGCGAGGTTCGACAGGTCGGGCACCTCGGGCGCGCCGATCATGCCGAGGAAGATGTTGAGGATGCCGATGAGCTTGCCGAGGCTCGCGAGCGCCTTGCCGACGTTCGCGGCCTCCTGCGCCACGTTGGCCTGCGCGCAGCTCGTGATCGCCATCAGGCCCGCGTCCTCGAGGTTCGTCGCGCGGTCGATCGCGCCGAGGATCTGCACCATCTGCTGCTGCAGGTGCAGGAGCTGGCTGCGCGCCTGCCGCAGCGTGTCGATGACGAGGTCGATGATGCCGATGATGGTGTACGGCAGCGAGAGCTGGGGGATGAGGCGCAGGAGCTTCGAGACCTTCTCGGCGAGCTCAGGGATGCAGGCGGCGAGCACGGTCGGATCGGGTGGCGGACCGAGCGAGTCCGGGATGGCCTTCACGCAGTTGAAGACGGCCACCACGGTGTCGATGATGTCGAAGAGCGGCATCAACGGCGTCAGCGCAGGCTGGATCACCTCCATCAGGTTGAGTTGCTGCAGCGTCACACCGCCCGGCAGCGTGATGGCGAAGGGGTCGGGGATCTCCGGGATTTCGATGCAGATGGGTAGCGCCACGGCGTTCCTCCTCAGATCGGGTCGGCGATCGGGCGAACCACCCGCCCGGCGATCGTGACCTGCGTGGCCTCGAGCGCGATCGCCCCGACCGCGCGCAGCGTGAGCGCCGTCGTCGCCTGCAGCGTCACGGTGTTCTCCTCGGCGTCGAAGACGAGGTGGTCGCCGGTCTTCCTGTTGGTGAGCCGGAGCTT